TTCAGTAGCGGCAGCCACAGCACTCGCGTCAACCGCGCGGATAGCGTCAAGGCGCTTGGCCTCCGCTTCAGCAAGCTTCTCGTCACAAGCAGCCCGGCACTCCGCGAGATCATTCATCCGCCGCACCTCAACCTCGCGCAGATCGTCGAGACGCTTTGTCGCAGCCTCGACCAGCAAAAGTACGTTCGCCGTCGGATCAATCGGAGTCGTCATTGTTCTAGCCATAGATCGACGCTACGGTAGCGATGCGTACTTCGCGGCGAAGTCGCTCTTGAGCTGCGCGACGGACTTCTGCGTGTACGTCCCGGCCTGCAGCGCGTTGCAGTAGTCGCGCATCAGCAGGCCGATAGCCTTTAAGGTCTTCGCGAGGTTGTCGAGATCCGAAAGGTCGATGGGCGGTTGCGGGACATTGAACGCAACCACGTCAGGGTGGTCATCGGCTAATTCCTCCTGACCATCCCACTGCCGTACTGTCCAGCAGCCGTAGATCGAGTTGTCGCCGCGGCGGCCTATGAACATTGCCTATCGCCTCGCCCAGCGGAAGCCAACCGTCATGACGTTGTATTCATTCACCGTCGCCACTCCAGCCCGGGCAGCAATGGTGCCGGTCGCGCTGGTGCGAATGAAAAGGTCCGCTGAAGCATCCAGGCTGGCCGAGCCGCTGTACACGTTGGCCAGTGGCGCCACCGTTGTGCTTGGGGCCGCATCCGTCTCATCTGGGCAGCACATCCTGACGATGAAGGCCGCCACGTCGATCACGTACACGGTGAGGTGGGCCAGCACCGAGAAATTCAGCGGCACTTTCACCGCATCGGTGCGCCTTGATGTCGTCAGCGTGTTTGAAAGGCTGACGTCGAGAGTGGGCGCGTCCCAATTCATCTCCAGGCCGCCGCCCTCGGTCTCGTAGGTCTTGAAGGCGACGATGGTGCCGCCAACGCGCTTGAACCAGCCGATGAGCCGCTTGAAATCATAACTCGTCGGCATCGTCGGCGCGGTCGACGAGAGCGAAAACAGATAGTCGACGACGCCAGTATCCGAGCGGCCAATGACCCAGATGTAGTAGTCATTGTTCCCGACCGCTCCGGTGTCTAATCCGCCGGCATTATTTCCTACAGCCCAAGCGACATCCGACTGCTTCGTGAGCGCCGCTCCCGTAAGCCAGAACGCCCCTGTCGCGTCCATCGCGCCACCCGCTGCGATGTCGAGGTCGTTCGTCGCATCGGCCACATTGTTCGCGTAGGTGAATCCATATATCGCTTTGGCCAGCGCAGCCACATCCCGCCAACCATCGGTCTGCGCCGAGTCAGCCATCGGGATGCGGCCGTTCGCCGGGACAGCCTTGCGCGCGGGGGCGCCGCTCGCGTTGCCGTGGATGCGGTCGCCCTTCGTGGTGATGACGTTTAGCGTGAACGCGCTGCTGTCTCGCTGCCCGGCGGTACCGATCGCGACGTTATGCAGGGTGTAGATCGACGCGCCGTCGGTGACCTTCACGCTGTAGCCGCGATCAAGGCCGGCGGCGTAGAACGTGAACCGACCCTCCGCGTCGACGAAGTCCGACGGATTGGTGATCGGCGTAGCGCCGGCCTCGTCGGAGTAGATCGCCGCGAGAGCGGCCGTGTCCTCGCGGCGGACCTCGATGACAGCATTGGGCGCTATTACCGGGGTACTGCCGCTGAGGTTCAGGGCGACGCCGTTGAAGATTGCGAGCATTTTTTTCCTGTGTCCTATTCACCATTGACCAAATATGTGCCATGTGCTATATCTGCCCCATGGTGATGAAACGAACGAACTTTTACTTCCCGCCGCAGATGCTGGCTCGTCTCAAGGCGGCGTCCAAAAAGACTGGCTTGCCGGTAAGCGAATTGCTCCGCCGGGCCGTCGAGAACTATCTGAAGAAACAAGACAAATGAGCACCGCAGGTTCATCTAAATGCCAAGCCGCGGTCGCTATGCGACTGATGTTTGTGCTTCTGATGCTCCTGCCAACCGCCGCTCTGAGCGACGGCCTTCGCGCCTACGCGTCTGCGTCTTTCGGCCAAGCGAAGCTCAAGGCAGGCACCGCCGAAGGATCCACGAGCGTTGTCAACCTAGGGGCCGGATACCGGCTATCGGCTAGCTTCGCCGTTGAAGTCTTGTATGTCGACACCGGCGACGCGCTCAGCGTTGACCGGAGTGACATCGGTCCTGTGAGTGAGCAGGTCACGACTGCTACGGTCGAGACCAAGGGCCTCGGCGCTTTCGTCCGATGGACAATCCCCGCTGGAGATACCATCCAATTAGTGGCTCGCGCCGGCGCATACCGCCTGACGTCAGAAGTGGCGGTCCGCGTGGTGGAGCAGGACAAACTGCCGCCGTTCAATCCACGCGTGCTATCCGACACGAAAATCCGCGAGCGAGAATGGCTTCCTGCCATCGCGCTCGGTGCCGACATCGTGCTAGGCAAACATGGGCTCCTAGGAATCGGAGTCGAAGCAGCTCGGGGCGGGAACACGCTCGAGCGTATGAACAGCGTCACAGCGACCATTCAGGTACGCTTCTAGGTAACTCCGCCTCGCCTGTCGCCGTTCGCGATCCACGTCGCGAGGCCGTTGCCTTCGATGTAGTTTCCAGCAGCACCACCTACGCCACCTGGCACGCTCGGATCGCTAAATGGCGACGCCGAACCGGCGTTTCCAGATAGTCCAGGCCCTCCGCCGGTCCCACCGTCACCGCCGTGCTCTTCTCCGAACACCAATCCGCCATGCCCGCCGAGGCCGCCGGCATCTGACGTCCCTGCAGCGCCGGTTCCACCTTGCGATCCCTCGAAGATAGACGAGCCACCAGCACCGCCACCTCCGCCATTAGTGCCTGCCCCACCCCCACCGCCGCCGCCACCTATACCGTCGCCGCTGTCACCACCTCCGCCGCCACCACCGGCCCCGCCCCAGATTTGGCCGGCGGTGTTGTCGATTGAGATCGCGTGCTCCACGAGCAGCGCAGTGCCGCCAGTAGCGCCAGCCGCAGCCGCGCCGCCCCCAGCGCCGTTGCCCCCAGCGCCTCCGGTGCCGCCCTTACCCTGGATGCGTCCAGAGTTCTCGATCGTGATCGCCGTACCGGCTGGCCATGTTCCGGTGCGCATTGCGTACGTGCCGGTCGAGCTCGACCCGACGGTAATCGTTTCCGCCACGATGAACTCGATCACTTCACCGCCCACCGGGGCCGCGTATTGCGAATCGTGCAAAGCCCGAAGGTCGATATTGAACTCGTCGGTGTCGATGAAGATGCGACGCACGCCATCCTCGGCGCTCTCCGAATGCCGAACGCTCATCGCCTCGAGCTCTTCGAAATTCTCGCCGCGCTTGATCGAGACCGGCGTCATCGCAACAGGCTCGACGTCGCCCACGTCGTTCTGCACCTCCGCGGTCTCGAGCTGAAAGTACTTCGCTTCCACGAGCTCGCCGGCGCGCGAGGCGTCCTGCTGGAAGCGCACCTCCAGCGGAGGATCGCGGTACATGGCATAGAGCCGCTCGCCGCACTTCTGCGCCGTCACGCGGCCGCCGGTCTGGATGAAACGCGCGAAGACCTTTCGGACCGCTTCGGCGCCGTAAGGGCTCGCGCCAGGTCCGGGCGTAACCACGCGCGCCGCGTAGCTCTGCGCATCGTTCGCCTTGGAGAGCGCGCTGCGCTTCACGAAGTACACGATCACCTGGGAGACGCGCTTGTCGTCGCGCCGGCGATGGTCGAACGTGCCGTCCAGGATCCAGCCGCGGTCCGTGACTACCGGCGACACCGCGCTGGCGCGCAGCGGCGTGTACTTGATCATCCCGGTCGAGACCTCCGGCCAGAGCGTGAATCCGGAGAGCACCATCACCTCGCCGACGAGCTCGTTGATCGGCGTGGGCTCGGCGATGTACGCCGTGAAGAGCTCGGTCAGCTCGGCCGCGAGGGCATCCCACTCGGGCTTATTGATGCGCGATGGCTCGACCGTGGAGTAGCCGGTGATGAGCTGGTGCGCGATGTCGTGGCCAAGCTCCGTCTCGATCGCGAGCACGAGCTGCACCGCGTCGCCTGCGTCGTGGTCGGATTGCTCCGTGCCGAGCGCGCCGCGCTCGACGACCGTGCACGTGTCGCCAGTACGCGTGACCCTGATCGCCTCCTTGCCGCCGATCGCGACCCAACCCTGGACCGCGCCGGTGATGGTCGAATACCCGCCCAGCGCCGGCGCCAGGCTGCCGATACCGGAGGGCGTGAGCGCGAACGTCCCGGGCGCACCGGTGAGGGCGGCCGCGAGCTCGCCGATCGACGGGGGCGGCGCGAGCGCCTTCTTCGCCTCGATCGTGACTTCGCCGTTCACCGGCCCGTCGACCCGGTCGATGACGTAGTGGCGCACCCGCATCTCGTCCAGCGCCTGGCCTGCGTAGCCCTCCCGCACGCGGCAGTTCATCGTCGTGTAGAACGGATTGCGCGCCACCCAGCGCGCCCAGAACGTGCCGCGCTTGTACGGCAGGCGCGCCGGATCGTCGTAGCCGAGGAACTCGCCCACGGCGAGCTCGAGCTCGGGACGCGCTCGAGCTCGTGAGCCGTGGGTCTGGAACGCAGGCGACGGGGTCGCGTAGCCGGCAAGGCGCTGGCCTTCGACGAACGTCCGCTCGAGCCGGTACTTGTCGACCAGGTGGTCGCTCCAAAGGAAGTCGCGCAGACGCACGGAGACGGCCTCGCGCTTGCCGAACACCGCCGAGGAGTCCTCCATCCCCGACAGGTTGATCCGTCCTGGCGTGGTGTCGATGCGATCGAGGCAGGCGATCACCGGCCCGTACTCGAGCGCCGCCCGGTCGTCGTCGCGCGCGAAGCGCACCGTCAGCGTGCCCGGCGTGAAGTTATCGCTGTCCTGGCAGGTGGCGAGCGTGTTGAAGCACTTGCGCGTGCCCGTCACGCCGAGCGCGGCCGCGCAGGGAGACTCTCCGTAGTTGAGGTCGCAGAACGGCTGGTCGACCTCGAAGAAGACGACGGTCCGGCGGCCGTAGGTCATCCATCATCCGTGCGCGAAGTTGGCCTCGAAGTTCGTCACGCCCGCGGCCGGGCCGGAGAGCAGCACCGCGGCGTAGAGCGCGCTGTCGTTGAAGCACCGCGGGAAGCCGAGCGCCACCCAGTCGAAAAGCCCCGAGCCGTACACGGTCGCGATGCGCCGCACCCCCAGGAGCTCGACCTGGCCGCTGACGTACGAGGTCCCGAGCGTCACGCTCTGGATCGAGCGCACGCCGCGATCGGAGCCCTGCAGGCCGAACGGCACCATGGTGCCGGCCACGCCAGAGATCGGCCAGTCATAGGCAAGGCCTGCGCTGCGACCCGCGGTGCCGGCCTCGTTCGTATAGCCGAGCGTGGTGTTGCTGATCGCGCCCGCGTTGCCGGTCACCGTCGTCGCGTGCAGCCAGGCCTCGACGCCGTCGCCGTTGACGCTGCCCGCGATGTCGCGTGCCGGAAAGGCGACAGAGTTCACCGCCTGGCTGCCGGTCGTAGTCTCGGCGATGCCGGACTGGTACCAGAGCAGGTCGTAGAGCATGAGCGCGATGACGTTCGCGCCCAGCGCCGCCTGCAGCTTCGCGAGCCGCGCCTCGCCGCTCGCGGGGTTGTCGAAGCGCAGCGCGCCTCCGAGCGCGTTCGCCACCACCGCGGCGCCCGCCATGCCGGGCGAGCCGAGCGTCCACACGCCGGGGTTGCCGGCGACGACGCCGAGGTTGTGCCACTGCCCCGAGGCCTCGCCGGTGAAGGCGTTCTTGACGGCGCCGACGGCAGGCTTCAACCCGGCGACGATCCCGCTGGTGGTGGTGATCAAGCGTCCTCCCTGTTACTCGTGGCCAATGCCTTCCATCTCCCAGGACACGTCCATGTCGAAGCCGTTGCCGTTGTGCGTCGGCACGATGTCCTCGCCGACGGTCCACACGTAGCCGACTTCGCGCGGCAGCTCGCTTGGATTCCACGCGAAGAAGTACGGCAGGCCGCGCGCGCTCTTCGCGAACGGATCGAACATCGCGCGCACCCAGGCCGCGCTCAGGTTGCGGAAGGCGGCCTCGGACACGAGGCCGTGACTGCGAAACCCCTGTCCGAGGAACTGTCCGCCGCGCGACCTGCGCCCGCTCAGCACCGTCTTGCGCGCGAGGCTGATCGGCTTGTAGGGCCCGGACACCGCTTTTTCCATGGCCAGGACCTCGCCCCCGCTGGCCACCGCGAGCTTCGGCGGCACCGATCCCGTGAGACCGACGCGCAGATAGCGGCCTATACGGGCGCTATCAAGCACCAGGATCGCCGAGTCATCGTCGGGCATGCGCTCCTCGCCGAACGTCGCGTCCGCCGCAAACGCCGGGTCGGTGCCGACCTCGACCTTGACCGCCGTATGGCAGGTGCCGAAATTCCCCAGGAGGCCCACGCCGTCGATCGTCAGCGCCTCGCCCAGGTCGAACACGATCGAGGCGGGCAGCGCCGGCGGCTCCCAGTACTCGTCGGTGTTCGGGCGCGTCGGCGCGTCGCGCGGGCCCGCAGCGGTCTCGCCGCTCACCGTGATCGCGCTGGCGAGGAGGTTCGCGACACGGTTGCGCCAAAGGATGCGCGGATGCGTGAGCGGCGGCGCGCCGGCCGGCGCCGCAAGCAGAAACCCAGACGGCGCGATGATCATCCGACGATGACCTTCGAGCCGTCGCGCGACTCCTCCTGGATCAGCTCCAGGAGCTCGCGCACCTCTTCGCGCGTGTAGCGCGTGCGCTCGGGTGGCAGGTTGATGATGATCGTCGGCACGCTCGGGCGCTGCGGCGCCTCCGTCACCGGCGCGGCGGCCGGCAGGCCGGTGATCGAGTTCACCGGGAAGGTGGGCTGCGCCGATGCGCCGCCGCCGATGTTCGCGGCCTCGACCAGGCCCGTCGCCCCGATCAGTCCGACCTGGATGCCGCCGAGCGTCTGGATCCAAGCGGCGGCTGCTGATCCAGCGATCGGACCGAGGTCGGCATAGGCGCGCATCACCGCGGCGCTGGTGGCTTGGATCGTCTGGGCGATGTGCAGGCCCTTGCTGATCGCGATCACCGCGAGCGCCGCCGCCTTCGACTTCCCGGCGAAGTTCTGAAGCAGCGCTGCGCCGAGCTGCAGCGTGCCTACCTCCATGCTTCGCTGCGCCTGGTGCTTGCGACTTTCGATGTCCAGCAGCCGGGCCTGATGCTGGGCGTTCATGCCCTCGATCAGCGCGTAGCGGCCGCCGTACGCGGCGAGCTCCTCGTCGGTGAAGGCTTGGAGCTGCATCATCCGAAGCTCGTAAGCGTTCGTCTCGAGCGCCACCTCCTCGTCGAGGAGGAGCCGCAGCGCCTCGAGCCGCTGCGAATGCGACTGGCCGTCGGCGTCGATCTGCGCCTGCCCGCGCTCAACCGCGAGCTCCTGCTCCCGGTCGTAAAACTCGATCATCGCCTGCATGCGCGCGTCGAGCTGCGCCTTCTCCGCCTCCCTTTTCTTGTCCGCGTAGAACGCCGTCCAGTGGAACGCCTCGGTCTGGATGCGCTGCTCTTCTTCGAGGCCCTCCTGAAGTTGCCGGGCGACGAAGTCCCGGTCCCTGCGCTCGACGCCCTCGTCCGGCGGCGGCCGGTAGATGAGCGTCTCCGCCTGCGCGTTGTCGATCCTGCGCACGTCGGCTTGCGACCCACGCCCTGGTGTAGTCCTTGTCGCCGCGTCAATGCCGGCGCCCGCAAGCTTCCCGAGTAGCCCGAGCGGCCCCAGCCCGCCCGCTGTCCCGGCCAAGGATGCAGCAGCCCGCATCGTCGCGAGCCACAGACCACCGGCCCGGTTTGCCTCCAGCATCTGGTCGGTGAAGCGCACCATCGCGGGCGTGATGCCCAGGGCGATTGCGGTGCCCGTCTCCGAAACCGCAAGCTTCAGCCGGTTGATGTTCTTCTCAAGCCGCTCGGCTTCCTCGGCCTGCTTCGCCGTACGTGTTGCCAGCAGGTCGGTGCCCTCGGCCATCTCTTTCAACAGGGGTAGGTATCGCTCCGCGCCCTTGCCGAGCGCGTCCTGCACTAAGGCCACCTTGTCGCCGCCGTCCTTGTACTTGGCGAGCCTTTGCGCAAGGTCGAGCAGGATCTGGCTCGTGTCGCGGAAGCTGCCGTCGGCCTCCCGCGTCTTGACGTCCAAGAATGCGAACGCGTGCGCCGCCTTCCCGCCCTCCTCGGTGCCCTCGCGCAACCCCTTCACCATGCGGCCGAGTTGGCCGGTCAAGCCCTCGAAGTCGTGCCCGCCGACCTTCGCCACGCGCTGGATTGCGGACAAGCCTTCCACGCTCGCGCCCGTCGACTCGGCCATGTCATCGAGCGCGGCCGTTGTCCTCACCGCGTCCGTGTACAGCGCCACCAGCGCGCCGGCGCCGACCGTCACTCCGAGCGCGCCGAGGACGTTCTTCACCGCATCGAGGGACTGGCGTAGGGATTTCACCGAGCCCTCGGCAGATCGTGAGGCCGCCGTGATCCGGTCGACGCCCTCGTATACGATCCGCTCGATCGTTTCGTTGGTGACGGCCATCTACCCCCCCCGCGACAGCCGCTTCGACACTCGGAACTTCATTTCCTGCGCGAACACCACGCGAAAGCGCCCGCGGCCGTAGGCGATCGTCTGGGCGCCTACGCCGCGCTCGCGGAAAGCGTGCGACGGGCTCGGAAGCACCACCGCTTGGATCGGCGTGCTCTTCCTTCCTTCGCGCACCAAGACATTCGGCCGCCCGCTCCGGGTTCTCTGGATGAAGAACCTGCTCATCTGCTCGGCGGTGACGGGAGAGCCATCCGCCAGCTCGAGCCGAAACGGCAACCGGCCCAACCTGGCGCCGGTGCCCCACTTCGTGGCGATAAGGCGCAAGGCCACATTCCCAAAAACACGCAGCCGCTTCGCCGAGAACTCGAGTGCAGCCACGGGTCGCGCGGGAGTCGCGCGCGTGATCTTCAGTTGCCTGCGGATGGTGCCTGCCTTGAGACCAGCCAGCTCCGGTCGAAGCAACCGCACGGCGTGCGTGCGTGACGAGGACGCGACGCGGTTCCTCGTGCGCACGTCAGCCGCCAGCAGCTCCTTCGGGTGCAGGCGCAGGCGCGCCTCGAGACCGCGCAGGTCATGTGTGATCGTCCCTCCGATCGCCATCGCCGTCGCCCCCGTGCTTTTTCGGCGCCGCGAGCCATACCGCGTCGAGCTCGCGCAGCCACTCGACCTCCCAGGGCTGCGGCTGCCGCCCCGTGAGCCGCGCCCAGGCCTCGATCTCAGCGTAGGGGATCGGCTGCTGCCCGTGCGGGCCGTGGGCGCGGGCGCAGGAGAGCTCGGCGAACCATGTCCAGACGTATGGACAATCCTGCGGGAACGGGGGCCCGGCGAGGTCGGCGGCGGCGCGCGCATCGAGCTTCGCCGCGATCTTCAGGTGCGCGCCGAGCGTGCGGCCGTCCTTCTGCGGCTGCGCCAGCCAACGCTGGTGCGCCGTGTAGGCGATCAGCTCGTCGCGGACCCCGGTAAAAAATTTCGGCGGTTCCCCGCGAAGCGCCGCACCTGCTCAAGGATGTAGTCGTAGTCCTGCAGCAGCTGGGCCGCGTTCGGTTGCGAATACTCGACCGGCTTGCCGCCGCGCGTTAGCGGCCTGCCTTTCCAGCCGGCGAGGAGCGCCGCGTTCTCCGAGTAGAACTCCATGCGGGATTCCTCTTCTGTCGGCTTCCGCGGCAACTGCGCCGTTCGCCGGCGAAGCTGGGCCTCGACGACGTCCTTGTACGCCTGCGAATCGTAGCCGCGGACAATGAGGATGACGCCGGTCCCAGCGCCGGATGGGTCGAGGAGCTCCATGTCGACGCCCTCCTGCGCGAGTGGCCGCACGTCGAACTTGTCCAGGTCGAAAGCGTCACTTTCAGCCATCTCCGTGTCTCCTCTCAGGCAGCCGAATCTTGAATGTAGAGCGAGGTCTGCTCCTGGCTCTGCCCGGCGCCGCCGGCGGCGTTGTACTCGGAGCTGAACGTGAAGGTGCGGATCACCGGCTTGTCGCCGTCGTCCTTGTCGGCCGAGTTGAGCTTCACCAGCGGCACCGTGAACCCGACAAAGTCGGCAGCCGCAGCCTCCGAGCCGCCGAAGATGCCGATCAGGTTGACCGGCGTCTCGTTCAGGAAGTAGTCGCGCAGCGTGGCGTCCGGGAAGTACGCCGACACCTGGCCGTCGACCAGGATCTTCCCCTGGTCGATCGCGGCGTACGTGGTCGACCCGACCGCGGGCTCGCCGGCGGGGTTCCCCTTGAGCGAGAGCGAGAAGCCGGTGACGATCACGAGCTCGCCGGAGGGCGCGATGATCGTGCCGCACGAGGAGTGGCAGATCGGCGTCGAGGTCTCGGCCGTCGGCGTCGTGAAGTACTCGGCCGTCGCCGGCGTCATGTCCTTGCCGATGAAGTTCATCGTGAGCTCGGCGTTGCCGTCCTCGGGCACCGAGATCCCGAACTCGGAGAGCTTGCAGCCCAGGTAGAGCTCGGACTGCACCGAGTCGGGATGCCAATCCTCGAATGCGAAGCTGTCGTTAGTGTGTCCCGACGCCGGCGCGTACGTGACTTTCCCGGTCGGCGTCCACGTCGCCGAGGCGATCGGTCCTTCGGCCACCATCGCCACACCGTTCAGCGGCACCACCGTGAGTACGGTGGCGCTGAGCGACACGACTGCCAGATTCTTGTTCAGGTTCGCAGCGTTGAATGCGCCGGCGGTGATGCGGCCGACCTGGCCGGCCTTCACTCCGTCGGTCAGCCAAGAGCCAGCGCTGCGCGTGACCGTGAACGTCGGCCCGGCGCCGGCGATGGTGAGCGTGAGCGCCGTGATCGGCGTCACGGTCGTGTAGGCCCTGCGCACCGCGGCCGCAATGAACTCCTTGAACGTGCCAGCCGAGAGCTTGCCCGCGTACGCCACCTCGACCGTGCGCACGCCGTGCCGCGAATTGGTGCGCTGGCGGTGGCTCGCGATCTCGTCCGACTCGGCGTTCGACTTCTTCAGGTTCGGCACGTGCGTGACACGCCGCAGGAGTTGCGCGCCGCTCGCGCCAGGCGGGACAGCCCAGGTGGCTTCCTTCTTGTAGCGGACCTGCTTCGCGGAACCGTGAGCGTTGGGCATGGCCTCTTTCTCCTAGTTGTTCAAAGCGCGACATCCGGCGCGCCGCGCGCCGTCTGGTAGGTGACGACGAATGTGAGGCGCGCGACACCGATCTCTTTCTCGGCCTCACCGCCCATGTCGATTTCTTCGCGGCCAGGATCGACCGACTTCGCCGCGGGGATCGCCCCCACGGCGTCGAGCGCGACCTCGACCTCCTTGATCATCGCGTCGAGCTCGTCGTCCATCCCGGACGATTTCTTGCTGCAGCACTCGACGACCAGCTCAACGCTCCGCTCGCGAATGCGCTTCACACCACTCGAACCGACCTTGCTCGCGCCGTCGTTGGTGTAGATGCGCAGCCCCGGCAGGTTCACGTCCTGCAGCTCGTGGGTGCGGTTCTCGAAGACCCGGCTGCCGCTCGTGGTCAGGCCGGTGAGAGCCGTAACTGCGGCGTCCCTGATCTGCTTGCGCAGGTGATCAGCCATGTCACACCTTCAGCGTGAGCAGCACTTCAACTCGATCTGGCGGCAACGGCTCTCTGCCCTTGATCGTGTACGTGGTTCCGCCGACGAGCAGCGTCTTGCCGACGGCGGCAGCAGGGAAGTCCGAGGCTTTCCCGCGCACCGCTTGGCGGAGGCCGGCTACACCGAGTTGCTCCAGGTAGTCGTCCTCGGGGATCACCTTGACGGCTGTCGCGCCGTCGTAGGTCGCATCCAGCGCGAAGCCGCTGGTGACGTTGTAAAAGGCGTCGAGGTTCTCGCTGAACATTCGGCGCCTCCGGGGAAAATGAAACGGCCCGGAAGTGCTACCCGGGCCGGAAAGCTACACCGTGTATTTCGGATGATATTTAATGTTCGCCGCCACGAGCGACGGGCCCGTGACGATGGTCCCGATGATCCGGATCCAGCCACGCACGGCCGAAGCGTTGATCGTGCGCTTCTGGATCTGGTTCGCCGCTCCTGCCGCGAACGCGCCCTCGTTTGGCGTGACACCGGCAGCGCCGGCGCCGACGCCGTCGGTCGCGTCCTCGATCGTCCACGTGATCGAGCCGGTCATGGCGCCGACCTGCGCGGTGAAGACGAGGTCGCCTTCGGCGGCGCGTACGTCCACCCACCCGCTCGTCGCGTTGGCGGTTGCGGCGGCCGAAACCGGGTCGAGCAGCTTGACGACAGCCGCGGCCTGTCCTTGGTTATGCAGCATTTCTGACTCCTTTCTTGTCGCCGGTGCCCCTCGGCTTTTCCTCCGAGAGAGCGGCAACGGGTGCGACGGGAGCTGGCGCGGGCGGCGCCTCGGGCTCCTTCAGGATGGCCACCTTGTTGGCGGCGGCCATCTCCAGCGCGAAGACCCTCGGCAGCTCGGCTTCGCTGCCGGGCTTGAGGATCTCGCGCCGGTGGTCCAGAAACGAGCGCAGCACTCTTACCTTGAGGGTCGTGGGCTGCGCGCCGGGTTGTGGCGCTTTCATGTCATTCCTTTCCTGTTCGATGGCGGACGCAGGGACACCCCCGCTCACCAAGGCACCTGCGTTCTCCAAGGTGAGCGGCGGCATGTCCGTTGCCCCTGGCGGTTAGGTGATCGACGTGGCGCGTGAGTACGCGAACGGCCGGCGCACTCCCACGTCCATCGAGTAGATCGCCCGCACGCCGATGATCCCCGCGACGAAGTTGGCGTAGGGATTGACCTCGACCTCGAGCACGCCCTGCAGCTCGTGGCCCTGCTGCAGCAGCTGCGGGCCGCGGGCCGCGGCGTCCTCGTCGCATCGCACGACCTCAACCTGCTGGCGCGCCACTGCGATCGCACGGTGC